TAATTCATTTAATAAATATGATATTTGTAAATTTAATTGCTTATTATTAATATTAAAAGTTAAAGTATCACTTGCGTGATATTCCCAAAACTTTAATATTGTTTTAAATTTTTGAAAAATATTGTCTCCTTCAAATTCATTAAAAAAATCACAAAGTTTTTGATTTTGATCAGTGTCTATAAATTCTGCAACTTCTTTTAATTTTAAAAAAGTAAGTCTCATAAATGTTACTTATATTTGTTCATAATTTTGACAAGCAAATGTAACTGATTTAATTTTAAAATCTGTATCATTATAATTTAAATTAAATCCTTCGACAGCAGTCGGAAATGCTTTATTGAATCTAAACCCTTTTCTAAAAAAACCATCATTCGTAAATTGATTGACTTCAATTGTTGATTTTAAATTGGGTTCATTTTCTACAAGACCTTTAATTCCAAGAGCTATCATCCAAGGTCTAAAATATTCATGTTCTAGATCTTCATCGGTTTCTAATATATTTATAGATAAAGTTCTACTTAAAAAATCACTTCTTGAATCCAATCCATATGCTGGTAAAAATCCACCACTTGTTGTCATATTAATTGGAGTAAATGATGATGATTCGTTCGGTAATGTAACTGCTTGAGCAACTAATAAATTTCCTCTTTTCATCATATCTTCTGGAGATAATCTAGCTATCCATTTTTCATCAGCTTTTGATAAAACTGAATTTATAGCGCTTGTTGTGACACCATCTATCGTAACGGTCCAAAAAACAGGGAGACTAAGACAAAACCTAGCCTCCCTACTAAACGCATATAAAAAATCGTTTATCTGTATTCCCATATTATATATTTAATACATCAACTAAAATCTCTGTAAAAATGGTAACTAAATGTTGATGTGAATGAGACAATTTCACCAGTTCCTTCAGCAATACTATATGAAAGTTCGCCAATATCTCTTATACCAACACCTATTAATTGAATCGTTCTAACAATTTGTAATGGTTGTCCAGATGTTGCTTCTGAATCTCTGGTGCATGGTATAGCCAAAACATCTAAAGTTATTGTGCTTTCTGGTCCAGGCATACATATATTTGCGGTGGTGTCTTCATTATTAAACGCGACTCTAGATGCTCTTTCGAGTCTTGTTCTTAAATTTAAATCTTGATCACAATAAAAATCTATACTATATCCTTCAGAATTTCCATATGTGGCTCTCCCACCAAGATTAAATTGCTGACCTGCATAACTCACGGTTTTATTTTCAATAGTTCTACCTGGAAGAACGCCAGATTTAGCATAAATCAAGTCAGTTTCTCCATTTAAGTTAAGACCAGGAAGAGTGATTTGCTTTATTCTAAAAAGAAAATCTCTAGAAAATTGTTTTTGTGCGGCTTGTGAAAAGAATGTTTCAATATTTGCTGGCATATAATTATTTAGTCTAGAGTCATTAAAAAAATAAAATCATATTAGTTAAAATATAAAAAAAGCGGAAAGGGGTTTCCTTTCCGCTTTTTAAAAAAACTAATTTTATTAAATCAATTCTTTAAAATTAGCATCAGTTCTGGATGCTGTAAATGTAACCAGGATGAACTCAGAAGCTCTAGTTGGTTTAATAAGAATATCTGCTCTCAATTCATTATTATCTATAACTTCAGGTGTATTTACACGTTCATCAGCTACAATCAAATAATCATAAACTCCTTGATTTTGTTTAGCGAATTCAAGTAATGGAGTTATTGTATTAACAAATCTGGTTCTAGTGAATTCGGTGTTCGGTTCAAACAAGAAGTATTTAGATGCTTTCTTGACAGGTCTTTCAAGACTTAAGAATAATCTTCTTACATTGATTCTATCAAAGGCACTTGGTTTACGGCTAAGTGTTTTTTGACCCATTACAACCATACCATCACTCGCATTGAAATATACAGGATTAATATTTACCTTATATAATTCATCGCGTTGTTTTTGATTAGGATTGATCGCTAAATCAAGAGCTGATGTCGTAAGAAGACCTCTATTAAAACCAGCAGGAGCAATCCATGGGAAATCATTTGCATCGGTTCTTGCCATTATTGTGGCTGCATATGGAGACATAGGAATCCAATGTTTTTCTCCAGAAAATTCATCAAATACGTGAGCCCAGTTTCCATATGTGGCAGCGTATGATGTATTTTCCAATTCTAATTGATGTCTAATTGCCCAATATACATGTTGTTGGAAATTATTTGCTCTATCGCTTAAAACTTTGCTGTTTTTACCAGTGACTAGAAGATGTCTTATAGGATCAGCTATGAACATACAATCTCCTCTACCGCCAGTATTGCTTGGAAGATTACAGAAATTCTCAAACTCATTGAAAATTAAACTATAATTTGATCTTATGTCAGTAGCGTCTACGACACCCTCTATTGAGTTTGATGTTCTCAATTTGTCAACTTTGGTTTTAATTGTCGAATTGTACAATGTGTCATCATAGTATGTTGTTGATGCGGCACATGCCATTGAAAATATTGTACCAAGACCAGCTTCAACCACAAGATCAATGTCATATATTTCATCATTCTTTACACTCTCAAGAGCGCGATTTATTTTACCTTGGACGTTGCCAATAGCCTTTTCCTTAATCGCGGTATTGCTATAAGTTCCAAGTGGGTGCAATTTATCAGCTAATTTAAGAACACCTCGACCAGAAAGCGCACTTGTTTGACCACAAAGTGTTTGAAGAGAACTGAGAGGAACTCCTACACTTGAAGATATCCTATTATAGTTAGTAATCAATCCTTGAGTTAGAACTCTTATTTTCTTTTTAGGAATTCCATCTGCTCCTATGCTTGATTCACGGAATTTATTGGAAATATATGGATTTACAAGCACTTCTACATTTCTGCTATTTGTATCAACAGATTCCAAGAAGAATGGAATAGCTGGGCCACCAGTTGCATTTAATTGTGTTCTGTAACTATCTATAGAACCTACTATAGCATCATCAAGAACATAATCCAATTTGAATGATTCTGTGGCGTAAATACTTTTACGAATTTTAAATACCGCCAAGTTGAGAAGATCATCATCTTCACGACCATCAATATTATAATTGGTAAGTTTTTCCATTATTTCAGAGATGCTGTTAGAAGCCCCGTTCGGAGTTGATGAAAGATTAAATTGCAATGTTCCAAGAGGCACATCGGTATATGATATTCCGTTGTTTATCCCAGCAAAAGTACTGCTTGTGCTTACAGTTTTAATTCCTACTATGGAATCATAATTAGAAGCTGGATTTATATTAGTGTTATCTGTAATTCCAACATAATAACCTTCAAATTGACTATTGATAGTTGTTTGAGATTTATTTAAAACAATAACACCAGCATTTCCTAAACTATTAATAGAATTTAATTCAGTAGTTTGAACCGATGAAAGAAAGCCGCCAGTTAAATCATAAGTGGTGGTTGTGTTAATGGGGGTATCCTGCCAATCAAATAATGTACCTTCTAAAATTTTTCTGTACTCTGATTCACTTAATGTGATATGCGTAGGCGCTCCTAAAATATAAGTCCCTGCAGATAAATCAAGTGAAGATGTAGCAGTTCCTATAGTGTCGAATGAGCTTACAGGATAAGCCAACGCTGAATATTTACTACCAAAACCATCACCAGATCCTTGACCGTATGGAAGTCTGAATGTATAAATGTTTGCAGGTGAATTAAGAAGTTCTCTAATAGAATAGTAGAAATAACGTTCTGAGCTATTTGTAGGAGTTCCGTAAATTTGTTCCAGTTCGTCTCTTGTTGAGATCTTTAAAACTTCATCGGTTGGTCCTTGATTAGCAAATCCTGCTAAAAACACATTCGTTCCAACATTTTGAGGTAATCTTAAAGTGAGGTCGCGTTCTCTGATTTCAACACCTGGAGATTGTATAGTTCTAATTGCCATATCATTATTTATGCTTTTTAAAATATTTTTTTTAAATTAATCCATAGTTAACTTAAAAAGTTCTTGATCTATCAACTCTGTATGCAATTGACTGTATAAAAATACAAAACCACTGACCAATCTCATATCACCTCCAGGTTGATAATCATAATTTAAACCTTTTAAAGTTGTTGGGAATGCTTTCTTATAAGTGAATTTAATTCTTTTTTTACCATAGTCATCCAATCCATATATCGTTAGATCGGTTTGATAATCATTAAAATTAGCATCTATGCTGATATTTCTTGTATTATATTCTCCACTTTTTTGATCATGTAATAAATTCAACCATTGATATATACACCAATAGTTATTGTATAATCCATCAACTGCAAAATTTACTTCCACTGGTGGATAACTGTTTTTACTATGAGATGATACATACAATGTAGAACCAGCATATCTTGTTTCAATTCCAGGAACTGTTATGTCAGGGACGCTGGTTCCAAATATTGAAAATTGAACATTATCGGGTATTACAGTTTTATTATTTCTAGTGTGTTTTGTTGAAAATTCTTTTAAAATAGGAGGAACATCAAAAACTAATAAAAATTTGTCCTTTGCTGCTTGATTCAGAGGGCTTTGTTTAATCTCTTGCATGATTAAAAGTATTTATCCATAAATTCTAATTGTCCCGCATCTAAATCATATCTAGGATTTGTAAATTCACCACTTAATTGAACCCACCCATCGGCTTGTAAATCTGCAATGTCTGAATTTTGCTGGGTTGAATTTCCAAAATAAATGGGAGATATTTGACTATTTTCAATACCTTCAACTTGTTCGTTGGTATATATAGATGTAGAATTTTCGAAATATTGCAAACCGAAATTATTAAATGTAATTTTAGAGGGCTTTCCACAATTATCATATTCTTCAATTGTGAAGTATTGTTCTATGATATCATCATGTAATATCATCAAAGCCCACACCATAGCCATAGTTCTATCGTCATGTTTTCCAGAACTTGCTCCCCAACTATCATTTGGCAATTTGACGAAATCTTTAACAACCTCTTCTAATGATTCTTTATTTCTAAATTGAACTGCTAACTTATCATTGTAATAATATCTAGCATTTGCAACCGCATTATATTTTGTATTTCTTGAAGAAATCATACCAAGCAGTTGTGCGTTTTTTCTACCAGCCAATTTACTACCCCAGGATACAATTTTATCCATATATCCCATATCCAAAGCCAATCTATCAACAACTTGACCGCCTTGATTGTTTCTTTCTATACAAACCAAAGGTTTTCCCCAATGGCATAATATTTCATGCACTTTATTAGCAAATTCAGCTACTGGAATGGTATTGTCATAATATTCAGCAACTTCAATTATTTCATTTAAATCTGTTATATCTAATATTTTTATACAACTATAATCTCCACCAACACCATCAGATGTATCAACACCAGCAACATATATCTTTTCGGGCTGAGGATGTTCAAATATTTTGTATTTTCCATCCATTAATATTTCAACAGGATCTGAAACAAATTGTTTCATTTTATTATATGCGTCTTCTGTCATTGACCCAGTACCCGCATTCATAAATTTACAATTAAATTCTTGCTCCCATTTATCTTCAGAAGCTAATCCACCTTTGATTTCCTTTGCCCACTTTTCATCTCTTCCAGGAACTTCATGCCATAAAATTTTATCATGACTCCAATTGTTAGTGTTTTCAATTGCTCCTCTATATATATCATAAAAAAGATTACCTGTTCCATTTGGAGTAGAACACATAAAAACTTTAGCTTTTTTAGAAGATGATACAATAGGAAATACAGATGCCCAAAAGGGGTCCATTAAGTGAGGTTCGATGAATGCGCACTCATCAATTATCAAAACAGATACACTTTGTCCACGAGCGGCGGTTCCTGTTGTAGTAGTGATACTTATTCTACTATTATTTTCAAGTTCCATACTAGTCTTGGCATATTCAACAACTGGAGATTTCAACCAATTTGGTAACATTTCATATGCCATTCGAACACGACTGAAAATTTCAATAGCTGTTGATTCTTTGTTAGCTACCAATAATATTCTTTGATCTGGAAAGAAATTCGCTATCCATAATATATAAATTGTCATCAAAGTACTCTTGCCTATCTGACGACTTGCTAATAAACAGAAGAATCTGTTTTCCATCATTTTTTTTAAAACTCTTTTTTGAGCTTTATATAATTTGATTTTTTTCTTACCATCATCAACATTCAATATAAAGAAATAATTTTCAGCAAAGTGTAAAATATTTTTAGAACATTTTTCTAATTCTGCTATTTGTTCTGGAGTATATGCAAATGAGCTGCCTTTAGATGGGAGATTTTGATTTCCCATGTAAAATTTTACATCTTCTTTCTTTGCCATCCTGTTTATTTATATAAAAAAAGATAAATAACAATATGTTCAAAAAAGACATGCAACGAATCGGGGATGTTTATGGGGATGTTTTAAATTCCTTAAAGCATAATATCATCAAAGAAGATAAACAACCAGAAAATGCTTTCAATAGCGATTTTCCTAAACAAGATGGGGGACCATCTGAAAAAGGAGGTTATCATAAAGCGTTGAATGATAAATGTTGCAACGATTGTGAAAATTGCAACTGTGGCAAAAATAATAAAGAAGAAGATTCAGAAGAAACAGCTACAGGAAATAAAAAAGCATTAGACTCAATCATTTCAAAATTAGAAAACCCCGATTTAACTGCTGAACAAAAAGAATCTTTAGAAAAAAAGAAAAAAGAAATAGAATTGATGTTACAATCTGAAGAAGGAGAAGAAAATATTAAAGAAGAAAGTATAAAAAATGGAAAGGAAATACTAAATAACATTATGACTAGAAAAACACTTAGTTTCGACAAATTGTATAAGTCCGTTCTTAATGAAAATTTCGGGATGGGTAATGAAGATGCTGAAAATGACATCAAAGGTCTTGGTCTTGATGACGAAATGTCAGATGATGAGATCGGTGATGAAGTTGACAGTGAAGGTGATGTAACCATCACACTTGATCGCGCAACCGCAGAAAAACTTTTAGATATTATCGGGGCTGCTATGGGTGAAACCGAATCAGAATCAGAAGGTGAAGCAGAAGGCGACGAACTTGATTTCGGTGGCGAAGACGAAGGTCCAGAGTTTGGTGAAGAAGACGAAGAAACTCTTGGAAAAGGTTCATCACTCACAGGAAAGAAGAACACCGTTGGTAAAGTAAAGCCAAAAGGTGGTAGCGCAAGCTCAGATGTCACTGATGAAGTTGGCGATGACGGCGATTATGGTCATGCAATTTTAAACGCAAAGCAACCTAACATGGGTACTGGTTCCAATAACAAAGTTGGTAACTATAAGCAAGGTGCTGAGTACATAAGATAATTTAAACAAACCCAAAATAAAATATTAAAGGGAGTCTTTCGACTCCCTTTTTTATTAAATAATTACAGTGAAAACATTCGATCAATTTTTCTTAGAATATGCTCATGATATGGCACTGGGAGGAGCTAAATTAGGAGTTCATCTCAATAAAAAAGGAGGAAACTTAACAATAGATCCCAGTGAAAGAAAAATTATGATGAAGCGACCTGAATATAAACCACAATTATCATTGGGTCAACAATTTGTAGGTAATATGTTTGCAGATATATTAATGAAATTGTTTAATTCAACCGAAAGTTATGATAACTTTCAAGAAAATAAAGTTCTAACTTGTAAAAACAGTGATCTGGGATTGCAATGTAGATATATTAATAATCAACCAGCAGCAGTTGTAATAAAAGTTAAATAATTTTATGGGATGTCCTGTAACACCACTATCATGTCTTGAGCCTTCAAATATTTTTGCTGGTATATTTTCACCAGCGTGTGGTGGATTTGCAGACCCCTCTAGATTTCAGGCTGAACGAGCTGTTTATAACAGCGGATTTAATGAACTAATTAATAATTTCGGAGTCGATGTTGATTATTATATACACACATATAATTTATCAGCAGCTAATAATTTTTATGGAGAACATACAACAGCTCCGTTTTATGGACCTATAAAAGTACGTGCATATGTAGAATATGAACACAACTCAGTACCATTACAAGTTTATGGTTGGGAGCCTGATGATAGTGTTACTATGTATGTACATATCAATACATTTACAACAGCTTATAAATCTTTAAGCGTATATCCAGTAAACGGTCAAAGAATAGAACCAAAAGCGGATGATGGTTTTATTTTAACTCCATTTGGATGCGATAGACCTTATTCAAGAAGCCCTAAACATTTTGTTGTAACTCAGGTAATTGACGAAGATAGCTCAACTATCAATCCAATGGCGGGACATTATGTTTGGAAGATTAATGCTAAGAGATTTGATCACAGTTTTGAAGCTGGATTTAATCATGAAAATGATAATGTTCAAGTGTACGATAATTCATTCAGTGGAGTTTTAAGTTCTAGCATTATTGAAAATGACGGAACTACACTGTCAGAACAAGTATCTAGCGCTCCAAAAACTTATAATTTTGATGTTGATGAATATGTTAAAGAAAAAATATTCAATAACAAAGTTAATGACACATCAATTTATGGAGATTATTTCTAATCCATTTATATATTGTTGAACAGCTGCCAGTACATCAGCATTTGTCCATTCATACGGACTATCATAATTTTGATTAGATAATGATGGCAAATCAATTTTACCTAATTCTTCAGTAAAAACAAAAACTTTTCTTTCTTGTGGTAGGTCCACAATACGAGTAATTGTAACTTGGTTACTTATTTCTATAGTTTTTTGTGGTTGAACAAGTACGATTTTATTTTCTGAAATTGGAACTATTAAACTCATATTGTTATTTATTAATTAATGTACACTGTTTAATATTTTTTCAATATCAACTATTTGATTATAATCGACATGTAAACATTCATCAATATTTCCCATAATATCATAATCGAACAAATAAGAGTTCGCTGTCCCTTCTGGATATGAGATTTTTGGCAAAATATTATCATGTAATGAATATCCAAAAATTTCTGGTTTTGTAACATTCCAAACTACGGTAGATGATAATCCTAAAGCAGCTGCGGCATGTTGTAAACAAGAATCTATTAATATTCTTTTATTTGAATATAATAATAAACTTATAAGAACCTTTTTAGACATATGTTGATCTATCCTTAAACAATTATTTAAAATAGGATGATTATCGTAACATATATGAATTATATTATATTTTTCAGATAATTCATTCACTATATCTTGAGCAACAGCAGGATGAATATCTCTAGCCCATGAATATGGTAATTGTTGAGTTGGCGATCCTGGTCCTCCAAATGGTTGAAAGATCAAAATAGGCTTTTGATCTTTAAATTTAATTAAATTCTTAGATATTTCTTTTTCTCTGAAATTTAAATAAATCTCAGGAGTTTCATTATTATATTGACTTCCTATCATATCACACCATGTTTGTATCAAATGTGTTTTTTTAGTAATGTGTGATGTTTGTTTATATGGCTCTTGCGCATATATTTCAACATTTTTTTTGTAAATATAATCTTTATAAAAATATTGATTATTTCCCAATTTTAAAGATTTTTCAACAATCGGATTATTATAAAATATCTCAGGATAAGCACACGAAACTATAATTTTAGTTTCTGGATTGTTATTGTGATATGCTTTTAAAACCGATGATGCTGCTATATGTTTACCAACGCCCCCCTCGATATGAAAAATTGCCGATTCTGTCATGAAAATAATTATTGTAATTTATTACAAAGTCAATAAGTATAATCATGCAAGACAAAGAAATATTTTTTATAAATGGCATGCCAAGATCTGGTTCAACATTACTTTGTAATATTTTAGCTCAAAATCCAGAATTTCATGTGACTGCTACTAGCGGGTTATCTGAAATAGTTAGAGGAATTCATGAATTTTGGAAAACAAGTCCGATAATAAAAGCATCAGAAACTTCAGAAAAACAATTACGAATTATAAAGGATCTTTTTCAATCTTATCATTCAGATACCGATAGACCGACTGTTTTTAATAAATCTAGAGCGTGGGCTGGAATGATTGAATTGGTTGAAAATGCATTAAACAGACCTATAAAAATTATAACAACAACAAGAGATATTTCTAGTATTTTAGCTTCTATGGAAAAACTTTATAGAAAAGAAATTAAAAATATTAATAGTCCATTTCAATCAAGTCCTCAAATGACTACATTGGAAGGTAGAATAAATGTATGGGCAGCATCAGATGGTCTGGTTGGTGGTACATATAATGCGATTTTAGATGCTATTTATAGAGGACACAGAGACAAATTTCATTTTGTAAATTATGAAAATCTAACTAAAAATCCTCAAGATACAATGAAAGATGTTTATCAATTTCTTGATAAACCTTATTATAATCATAATTTTAAAAATGTTCAACAATATACAAAAGAAAATGATGCTGAACACGGATTTACCGATTTACACACGATAAGACCAGATATACAACCACAAATAAATGATAGTAAAATTATATTAGGAGCGTTGTATAATAAATTTGGAGATTTTAATTATGAATTTTAAAGATTATACAATGCTATTTTTTTAAGGTCTCCATTAACATTTATTACCAAATAATTACTTATCGAAGCGGCGTTTAATGTGGTGCTTAATGGCGTTGTAGCAGAACCTATTGCTATTTGATTAGATGCACTCACCGTTGCAAAATTTCCAATTACTATAGTATTACTCAATGCGTTTGTTAATGTATTTGCACCGTCACCTATTATGATATTGTTAGCTCCTAATGAATTTGTAATTCCTGATCTATAACCAATAAAAATATTGTCATCGCTTGCGTTATTATAACCAGCACTTAATCCGAGAGCTATTGTATTTCTTCCACTTAAAGGATTAATATTATCGCTTATAGAAATATTAGTACCAGATCCTTTTAATATATAATTACTAGCTGATAATTGAATTGAATTTGCTGTTAGTGTGCCGTGTATAGTTTGAGAAGAACTAAAAATATTTGAAGTATCAATTCTTGCATTGAACGCACTGGTATTTTGGAATGTGGAATAATTAGAATTCCAGTTATTAGAATTTCCAAAAGTCAATGACTCAAGAGTACTAAAATTATCTCCATCATAGTTAACTTTTTTAATTTCATTCGGACTTATATAAATTTGACTTGTATCGGCGGGATTAGATGCTGAAATTGTACCAGTTCCTAAATTTGCAACCCATCTCGTCCAAGCAGTTCCATTAAATCCACTTAATTTCTCAAATGCTCCACCACTTCCAAAATATATATATTGTTCAAATTCAGCAACATTTGAATTGAAATATCCATTTACTAATACATTTCTATTATCATAGAGTGTTTTCCAATTTGCACTATTGGCTGTCATGGTTGTGAATGTATTTTGCCAATTAGCACTTAAGGCATTCATTGATATATATGTATTTTGCCAATTTGTGCTGAGTGAAGTAATTGCAGTAAATGCACTACCCCATTGATTGCTATTTCCAGAACTTCCATACAAAATAGAATTTGAACTTAATGTACCAGATACTACAAAATTTCCATTTACATTAAATCCTGATAATTCATACTGTTTGATATCCATCACATTTATATTAGCAGATAAAACATTCAATGTAGTGATATTAGCAAAGTCTATATTAGCAGTTAATGAATTAAATGACGATATAATAGCAGAACCAGCTTCTAAAGATATTGAAGAAATTCTGTTACTGACAGTGAGATTGTTTATTTTATTAGAATTTCCAATAAACAAAGTATTTCCAGACGATGCCACGGATATAGTGCCAGTATTTAGAATTAATTGATTTGATTGTGTTGCTTCCGCATTTGAACCAATCGCAATAACACCGCTAAGATTATTAGAAGCTGTATTAGAATTCGTACCAATAACAACATTATCAGCACCAGATTGGTTGGTTCTGGCAGCACAATAACCAATAAATGTATTACGTCTTCCTGTTGTGTTGTTATATCCAGAGAAATGGCCGATAAAATTATTACAAGATCCAGTTAAATTATTCAGTGCAGAGCAATCGCCTATAAAAACATTAGAACAACCAGTTGAATTTTTACATCCAGCCTGACTACCAAAAAAAGTATTATAAGATCCAGATGTATTTGAACATCCAGCGTTGGTTGATATAAAAGTATTATAACATCCAGATGTATTACCGTGTCCAGCACAACTTCCTATAAAATTATTACCTTTACCTGATATATTACAATATCCAGCAAGGTCTCCTATAAAAGTATTACGCATTGCAATCGTATTACTATATCCAGCTTTGTAACCTATGAAAGTATTTTTAAAACCTGTTGTGTTGTTTCTTCCTGCCTCCTTACCTATAAAACTATTATAAGAGCCGCATGTATTTCTAGCACCAGCGTATGATCCTATAAAGCTGTTGCTATTTCCAATTGTATTATCACCACCTGCACAAGTGCCAATAAAATTGTTATCAGTACCAGCCGTATTGGATTCTCCAGCACGATTTCCTATAAAATTGTTATTGCGACCACGGGTATTTGAAAAACCAGAACAATATCCAGCAAAGAAATTGTTAGATGCCGCTAAAAGTGAATAAGGCGAGGTAGATACCGAACTATTATATCCTGCTTTATAACCTAAAAATATATTATTATCAGTCGAAGTATTGCAAAAAGTTTGATAGTAAGCGCAGTAATAACTTTTAGCATTCAGACTTTGACCAGCTTTAAAACCCATCGCTATATTATTTTTAGGAGCTACATAAGATCGTGGAGCATTAAAACTAGGATTTCCAAATCCAGCTTTGTAACCTATGAATATATTATCTCTTACACAATTTGAATTTTGAGAAATGTTTGCACCAGCTTGATTTCCGATAAAAGTATTTCTGACTCCAATTTTATTATTAAATCCAGCAGATAGACCTATGAAATTATTTAAACTTCCACTTGTGTTATTATATCCAGCTCCAAAACCTATAAAATTGTTACATGAACCATGTGTATTACTGCGTCCAGCATTTTCTCCTATGAAATTGTTATTATTTCCAGTTAAATTATTAAACCCAGTACAAAATCCTATGAAATTGTTATTGTTTCCAGTTGTATTACTGCGTCCAGCATTACATCCTATAAAATTATTGTGGTCTCCGCTTGTATTATAACGACCCGCTGAATAACCTATAAAATTATTGTTGTCTCCGTTTGTATTACAATATCCAGCGCGATAACCTATGAAAGCGTTGTTAACCCCAGTTGTATTGAAACGCCCAGCATCATCACCTATAAAAGTGTTAAATGAACCACTGGTGTTTAAACATCCAGCATTTTCTCCTATGAAATTATTATGACTCCCCTGTGTATTATTGCGTCCCGCTGAATAACCTATGAAATTATTACCACGTCCGCTTGTATTAAGACTTCCAGCAGCGGTTCCTATAAAAGTGTTGTTCATTCCTGTACTGTTAACAAGCCCAGTGGATAACCCTATGAATGTATTATTAGCTCCGCTTATTGAGCCTGTGTTTGGTCTTATAATTAATGATGATAATGTCGAGGTTAAAATATAACCACCTGATAATACCAAGCTAGACGCTGTTATTGATCCATATATTGTTTGAGATGTTCTAAAATTATTATTAGATGTTTTTAATGCAAAATTTCCACTTAACGCAGCAAATGCCTGATTTGTACCTCCACCACCCGAAAGATATGATGCTAATGAGCTCAAAGTGGCCGCTCTTGTGACACCATTTTGCACAATGGGTACTTGGTCAAATCCAGCATATGGTAATACATTAGGTGGTAATTGAGAAATTTTAACAGCCATATCTTTATTTATTTAGTTTTTGTATAAATACTCCAATATATGAAAAAAATAAAACTATTAAAGGGACTACTACAAAAAGAAGAA